CCTGTATATATATATATATATTATAATATACCTAAGAGACCTAACGGAAAGCCTAAGGCTAGCCTAAGGCTAGCCTAAGGAAAGCCCGTATCTATCCTATAGCATAGCTTGAGGGTTAGAGTTCCTTAGGTATCTTCTTAAAACTCTTAAGGCTAGCCTAAAGGGGGTTTCTTAAGGGGGGAGAAACTCTTGTTTCGATAGGCGAAGCTGTGGGAAACAAAAAAAAAATAAAGAAAATTACAAAAATATGAAAAAAGTACTTGACAAATACCAACCAATATGGTATAATAACTTTTAGAAAGTCGAGAACTAAGAACGCTCGACTGACCTTCCTGAGGCGAAGCCGTTAGGGCCGAGCGCAGCGAGGATAAGGAACGACAGCCCGAGAGCTATGATGGAAAACGAAGACGAAATCAAGATTAACACCTTCCTTGCGGGGAACGAACGTGACCGTAGCAACCCCTTTGTTGCGGAGGCAAACCCTGACCTCAGCAAAAGGCGTTTCTACAACCAAAATAATCAACTCCTAACCCGAGCTCTCTTCTGGGAAATTGGCTACAGCGAGAATGCCATCTACACCCTGAAGGACTGGGATAGTACGACAACCCAAGGCAAGGGCCTCAAGAGCCTAAAACAACTCTACCTCCAGGAAAACGACCTAACCGAATACGACTTTGCACGTAAACACTTCGTCAGCTGGGACCACTGGCAATCAATCTCCAAGAGTTGGTACCTAAAAGATCACGTAGCCAAGTGGCGAGAGGAACTCGAGATCCGTATCACCACTGACGCCCTCAAGATGATCCAAGCCGAGGCCATCTCTGAATCCAAGTTCGCCTACAATGCCAACCGGTACCTAGCCGACAAAGGCTGGAAGCCCAAGGAGGAGAAGGCGACCAAGAAAGGGGCTGGTAGACCCTCCAAGGCAAGCATCGCTGAAGAGACCGCACGACTCGTAAGCGAATCACACGATATCGAAAAAGATCTCATCAGACTCGGACTTAAGGTAAATTAACATGCTGAGCCCTAGAGGTTATACGATCGTAGACGGAACCACCTTTGTCGGCCTGTATGCAGCTGACGGAACGACCAACGTCGTAGACTCCTCCGAAGAGGAAGGTTTTGTCGGTCTCTACCATCCTTCAGGTGCATACTGGGTAACCTTCACCAATGATATTGATCATGAATGTTTAGCTCCCAATGGATCTCTCTACGTCTACCAAGAACCCTAAGATGAGTAATAATCGACAAGGTAAGATAGATCAGATCCGTCAGGCTGCCCTAGACGATCTTGAGACCTTCATCAGATTGATCCATCCTCAGCGTATGCTCGCTAAATGCCACCAAGACTTGATCAGGTGGTGGACACGTCCAGAGGCTAAATCTCATCAACTCTGTCTCCTCCCTCGAGACCACGGTAAGTCGGCTATGGTGGCCTACCGAGTAGCTTGGGAGATTACTCGTAACCCAGCTATCCGAGTATTGTATATCTCCTCTACCTCGAACCTTGCAACCAAGCAGCTCAAGTTCATCAAGGATATTCTCACCTCTCCGATCTATCGTAAGTACTGGCCAGAGATGGTCTCACCTGACGAACAGAAGCGAGAGAAGTGGACAGAGAAAGAAATCTCGGTTGATCACCCCTACCGCAAGGAACGTATCGTACGCGATCCAACTATCTTTACTGCTGGCCTTACAACCGGTATTGTCGGTCTTCATTGTGACATTGCCGTACTAGACGATGTCGTCGTAGCGGACAACGCTTACACCGATGATGGTCGAGAGAAGGTTGCTACTCAAGCATCATATCTCGCAAGTATCGCAGGAACCGATGCAAGAGTCTGGGTGGTCGGAACCCGCTATCATCCGAAAGACCTTTACAACGATTACCAGAATCAGATTGTAGAAATATACGATGAACTAGGTACTGTCGTTGAATCCTACCATCTCTTCGAGACCATGGAGAGAACAGTAGAAACAGCAGGTGATGGTAGTGGAGAATACCTCTGGCCTCGCCAGCAACACTCAGATGGTCATTGGTTTGGATTCAATCAAACGATCCTTGCAACCAAGAGAGCACAGTACAACGACCCCTCTCAGTTCAGAGCCCAGTACTATAACAACCCTAACGACTACGGCTCTGCTACTATCGATCAATCTATGTTCCAGTACTACGACCGTAAGCTACTCGAACAGTCTGGTAATCACTGGGTCTATAAAGGCCATCGACTAAATATCTTTGCTGGTGTTGACTTCGCCTACTCAGTCAGCAAGGATGCAGACTACACCGCCATTGTTGTCGTAGGTGTGGATTCTTCCTACAACTTCTTTGTTCTTGATGTCGTTCGTTTCAAGACCAATAAGATCTCAGACTACTTCGATCATATCCTTCGTCTATATTCGAAATGGAACTTCCGTAAACTCAGGGCCGAGACAACTGCTGCTCAGGCGGTCATCGTCAAAGACTTGAAAGAATCTTATATCAGACCCAATGGCCTCATGCTGGTCGTCGAAGATGTAAGACCTACACGAAAGAAGGAAGAGCGTATCGAGGCAGCTCTTCAGCCACGCTACTCTAACCGGCAGATGTGGCACTACAGAGGAGGACACTGTGAACTCTTGGAACAAGAACTCGTTCAACAGAACCCTGCTCATGACGACATCAAGGATTGTCTTGCGTCGGTTATTGAGATTGCGATACCTCCCGCAGCAAGCATGAACTTTCGTGGACACAAGCAGTCTGAATATTCTCAATACTACAATTCAACCTTCGGCGGTATAGGATAACATGGTTCAAGGCGCTAACAAAACACTTGATGTCGGCGAGATACTAGTCAAAGACGATATCGCCTGCTACATCGCCGATCGGTGGATGGAGTGGGATATGCTCCGTCAGATCCGTGTTAACTCCTGGGAAGAAGTCCAGCGGTATATCTTTGCCACCAATACCACGCAGACATCCAACTCTAAACTTCCTTGGTCGAATAAGACTACTACTCCCAAGCTCACTCAGATCAGAGACAACCTGCACGCCAACTATATGGCTGCACAGTTCCCTGATCGTAAGTGGTTAGTCTGGGAGGGTGATAACCTCGAAGATAATAAACTCTCGAAGCGCAGGGCAATCGAAGGCTACATGTGCAATCATGTTGCTGATCGTAATGCTCTCAAGGGCGAGATTGCCAAACTCTATCTCGACTACATCGACTATGGCAATGCTTTCGTCATGCCTGACTGGTACGATGGTCGTCAAGAGCAGGAAGACAACAAGGTAACGACAGGATACGTAGGCCCCGTCGCTAAGCGTATCTCTCCTCTTGATATTGTCTTTAATCCCACTGCTCCTGATTTCCAATCTTCCCCTAAGATCATTCGTTCGATCGTAGGCTTGGGTGAAGTCAAGGAGATGCTCGAGCGTTACTCAATCGATGAGGAGACCACTGAAGCCAATCAAGCTCTTTGGGATTACATGAAGGACATCCGAGAGCAGGTTGGTCTCTATCCTGGTAATACGACTACTAAGGACGCCATCTATCAGATCGCTGGCTTCGATACTTATCAAGCATATCTTAATTCAAACTACTGCGAGATCCTGACCTTCTACGGAGATATCTTTGTTGAAGGCGAGAACAAGTTCTATCGTAATCATGTCGTTCAGATTGTCGATCGTCACAAAGTAATCTCGATGAAGCCTCATCCGAGCTTCTTCGGCTATGCTCCGATCTTCCATGCCGGCTGGCGTGTCCGCCAAGATAACCTTTGGGCTCAGGGACCTCTCGATAATCTTGTCGGTATGCAGTATCGTATCGACCATCTCGAGAACATGAAGGCAGACGTCTTCGACCTAGTTGCCTATCCTCCTGTTGTCGTCACTGGCTACGTTGAGGACTTTGATTGGGGTCCCTTTGCTCGTATCTACGCAGGAGACGACGGTAAGGTTGATCTCCTCTCTCCTGATGTGCAGGCACTCAATGCCGACATGCAGATCGCTCTCCTCGAGCAGAAGATGGAAGAGTTCGCAGGCAGCCCCAAGGAAGCCATGGGCTTCCGTACTCCTGGTGAGAAGACCAAGTACGAAGTACAGCGTCTCGAGAATGCTGCTGCTCGTATCTTCGAAGCTAAGATCGCTCAGTTCGAGCAGAACATTGTTGAACCACTTATGACGTCCATGCTCGAGATGGCAAAGCGTAAGATGGATCTAACTACTGTACGTGTGCTCGATGATGAGATGCAACGTACTACGTTTATGAATCTCACTAGCGAAGATATCACTGGCTCTGGTCGTCTCAGACCTATCGCCTCTCGTCACTTTGCAGAACAGGCAGAGCTTGTGCAGAACCTCACTGGCTTCTTCGCTAGCGTACCTGGCTCTGACCCGAGCGTACTGACTCACTTCTCGAGTGTCCAACTCTCAAAGCTTTGGGAGAAGGTGCTCAACATTGAAGACTACAATATCGTTCAACCTTATGTTCGTATATCAGAGAAGGCAGAGGCAGACCAGCTAATGTCGATCTCTCAAGAACAAATTGCCATGGAGACGACAACTCCTGGTGGAATACAGGAAGGTGACTATGACCAAGACCTCGTTGGACCAGCAGCAGGTGAAGCACAAGCGCCCGTCCCGATGGGTATCTAATCTTAAGGATCCCGCCGAGATTGAGGAGTTCGAGAGACTCCTAGCCGCAATGACTAACAACTCAGTCATGCGTCGCCTACACGAGATTATAAAGGAAGATCTTAGGATCGTTCAAGAAGGCACTCTCAAGAGTGTTAATTACGAAAGCCCATCGTGGGCATATGCTCAGGCCGACAGCATTGGGCATCAACGAGCTCTCAGAAATATTGAGAGACTACTACAAGGACTAATTAAGCAATGACCAGCTTGTTTGAAGATCTCGACTCTACGACCGATGAGCAGGAGATCACCGCGACTATCGAAGCACTGAAGACACGCTATGCAAAGGAAGATGGGTCGTTCGATCAGGAGGCTCTCTTGAAGAAGGTAGCCCATGCAGATCGACACATCAAGACTCTCGAGAGGGAGGCAGCAGAGCGTATTCAGAATGCTAAGGTGTCGCAAACCCTAGAAGAGATTATCGCGAAGATCGAGGCTAAGAGCAATGCTCGTGTGGACAGCCCACATGAGTCCGAGACTCCGAATCCATCTAGTGAAGGACTGGACTTCGATAAGATTCTGGAACAGCGTTTCCAGAAATACGAAGCTCAGAAAACTGCCGAGCGTAATAGGCAGCACGTAACCGATGAACTCAAGAGGATGTGGGGGGATGACTACGTCTCTAAGCTCAGGGCTAAGGCTCACGAGCTCGGAGAGGATGAAGCCTTCCTAGATCAGCTTGCTGCGAATCGTCCCCAGACGTTCTTGGCTCTCGTTAAAGAGACTAAGACTTCGGGAGTATACGACACAATCACTCCTCCCGCTGGGTCGAGGATTCAGTCGTCTACTAAGAGTGGACTGAAGACCTACAGTGACTTTGAGAAGATCCGTAAAGAGGATCCCAATCGCTACAAGTCTAAGTCTATTCAAGACGAGCTTTTTCGGTTGACTGCTGAGTATGCCGCTCAAGGCAAATCATTCACTTCAACCTAAGGAGTATTAATTATGGGTGGCATTTCCACTGCCAGTCATGGTGAGCATCTTATCCGTTCGGAGATCTGGAGCCAGCAGCTCAAGGATACCTTCGAAGAGGATCTCATCGGCTGGAAATATATTGACATGATCACGTCGGAGTTCCCCGATGGTGATAAGCTGAACATCCCGAGCATCGGTGCTATGGAGGTTCAGGACTACGCCGAGGGCCATGCAGTTAAGTACACTGCCATGGACACGGGTAACTTTGAGTTCGTTATCACGGAGTACAAGGCTTCGGGCACGTACGTGTACGACAAGTTCAAGCAGGATTCGTTCTATGCTGATCGTGTCATCGCGCAGTTCGTTCCGAAGATGAACCGTGCACTCCAAGAGACGATGGAGATGGACGCTATGCGCGTCGGTCCGGATAATCAGACGGCGGCCGATGGCAACATCATCAACGGTGCTGCTCATCGTCTCGTCGCCTCTGGTACCGGTGAGACCATGTTGCCTAAGGACTTCGCTCGTGCACGCTTCGCGCTGCGCAAGGCCAACGTCCCCATGACCAACCTGGTCGCTATCGTTGACCCGTCGGTGGAGTTCGCTCTCTCGACGATGACGAACCTCACGAACCACATCTCGAACCCGAATTGGGAAGGTGCAATTGGTACGGGTCTCACGACCGGTATGAAGTTCATCACCCGCATCTTCGGTTTCGATGTGTACACGTCTGACTTCCTCAAGATCAACACTGCCTCTGAAACGATCGATCTCGCTTCGATCAGCGGTCCGTCAGGCACCGTTGCGGCTGGCGTCAACAACCTGTTCTTCTCGGTTGATGCGTCTCCGTTTATCGGCGCTGTTCGTCAGCCCCCGCGCGTTGAGTCCGAGCGTAACAAGGACTTCCAGCGTGACGAGTATGTCGTTACCTGCCGTTATGGTCTTGATCTCTTCCGCCCTGAGGCCCTTGTCGTGATCCTTACGGATACCGATCAGGTCTACTCGGTCTAAGAAAGGAGAAATGAACCATGACTAAGTGGGTAAATCACGACGGTCTTGATATCAAGTTCGGCACTGAGAAGGCTCATAGCCTTGTCGATGCCGGCGAGTACAAGACCTTCAACGGTGCAGGTGAGTCGGTTGTCGAACTCGAGATCGACCTCGCCAAGCTCACGACTGGTGAGCAGGTTCTTTCGGATGTAGTTTATCTTCCGAAGAACGCTCAGGTTACGTGGGTGAAGACCGTTGCTGAAGTCCTCGGTGCGACCGGTACGTCTATCGACCTCGGCCTCATCTACTACCACGCGACGACTGGTGTAGCTACGGAGCTTGACTATAATGGTCTGCTCGCAGCGGCTCCTCTCGCCAATCAGTACGATGCAACCGGTGATACGGTTGTGTTTATGGAGAATGCTACGATCCCGGCTTCGCAGACGGGTACTGGCGACCTCATCGGCACGATCCTCGCTTCTACTGCTGAGCGTTATTACTTCACTGCCTCGTATGCAGCCGGCTCGGCCTTCACGGCTGGTCGTCTGCGCGTGACGGTGGGTTATCTCCCCAACGCTACGGCCAATAACTAATCTCTAAAGGAGTATTCCAACATGGTTGATACTATCGATCTTGGCGGCAATACTCTCGTCGTGAACACGCTCCGTGTCGGTGCAACTGCTCCTGGGCAGGCCGGCACGGAGCTTTCCGGCTCTGAGATTGCTGTTCTTGATGGCGTAACCGCCGGCACGGTTACTGCTTCTAAAGCAGTTGTTGTCGACTCGAGTAAGAACATCGGTGACTTTGGTTCGGTGAAGGCAACGTCCTTCATCATTGAACTGGGTGCTAATGATCTGACTCTTCCGTCAGCTGCTGTTGCTGCTGCGGGTACAGGTGCAGGCTCTGCTGGGCATGCCGATGGTGCTGTTGCTACTCATGTGATCCCGATCACGATTGGTGCGACGACCTACTACATCCCGCTCTGCAATACTAACGCTTAATAGAGGTCCTCAATAGTGGCCAAACTTGTACTATCTGATCTGGTTAATCTTCAGAATGAGAGTTCTGCAGTTAATACGATCAATAACAATAGTGCCCTAATCGAGGCTGCTATTGAGGATACCTTGTCTAGATCTGGTACATCTCCTAACGAGATGAATGCTAATCTAGACATGAACTCTAATCGCATTCTCAATCTCCCTCTTCCCGTAGCGGAACAAGAGCCGGTACGGAAAGGGGAGTTTGATGAATGGACTGGTCTAGCCGAAGATCTAGAAGATGCTGTAGCAGCAGCCCAGCTAGCTCAAGCTGCTGCTGAAGCAGCTGAGGCTAATGCCGAGACATCTGAGAGCAATGCCGCTACTTCTGAGTCTAATGCAGCTACTAGTGAAAGTAACGCAGCTACCTCTGAGAGCAATGCTGCTACTAGTGAAAGTAACGCAGCTACCTCAGAGAGCAACGCTGCTACTAGCGAGAGCAATGCCTCTACCTCAGCGGGCACTGCTACTACTCAAGCGGGCATAGCGACTATCCAGGCTGGTATCGCCACTACTCAGGCTGGCAATGCCTCCACTTCTGCTACCAATGCTAATAACTCAGCGATTGCTGCTGCTGCTTCAGCGCAGGATGCAGAAGATGCTCTTGATGAATTCGATGATATTTACCTAGGCTCTAAGACCTCAGATCCTACTCTAGATAACGACGGTGATCCGCTGGTAACTGGGCAGCTCTATTGGAATAGTGTGGCCAGCAATCTTCGTGTTTATGATGGTGCTAGCTGGAACGTATACTCTGCTTCTTCAGGTCTCACTGCTGTCGTAGACGATACTACTCCGGCTCTAGGTGGGAACCTAGATCTCAACGGTCATGTGATCACCGGCCTTGAGATCGGGACGGATGTCCAGGCATACAG